CGTGCAAGAGTTGCACAACTTGAAGGAGAAGCCTAATGGCTACATGGACTATCGCAAACCTTGAGCGTAACGTGGCAGACGGCGGTGTAACCGTTGCACACTGGCGTGTTACTGAATCTGAAACTGTAGGCTCTGGTGACGACGCTGTGACTTACACTGCATCATCATACGGTACGTGTGGGTTTACACCTGACGCATCTGACTCTAGCTTTGTTGCTTATGACAGCCTGACAGAAGAAGTTGTTATGGGCTGGGTACACGCAGAGGTAGACCAGAGTGCTACTGAAGCGGCACTGACGGCTAACATCGAAGCACAGAAGAATCCTGTGTCTGCTGATGGTATGCCTTGGTAAAAACCTATGATTGATCCAGTAACAGCCATAGCTACAGCATCCAAAGCTTTTGCGATGACTAAGGCTATGGTTGAAGCTGGACGATCTGCTGAAGACACACTAGGACAAGTAGCTAAATGGTACGGTGCAGCTAGTGACGTACTGTTTGATGAGTCTAGGAAGAGAAACCCTAATCCTTTTAAGAAGTTGGTGTTTGCTAAGTCTGCTGAAGCTGAGGCAATAGAAGCCTTTTCAAGAAAGAAGAAGATAGAAGCTCAACGCAAAGAACTACACAGTATCATAGGCATGGCTTATGGTAACCAAGGTTTGCAAGAGCTACGAGACATTAAGAAACAAGTAATAAAACAAAGGCAAGACGCTGTTTACCGACAGCATGAAATGAAGGAACAGATACTAACAACATTAGGTATTTTATCTGGCCTAAGCGTTATAATAATTTTAACAGTATTTATCATAGGCGGTTTTAAATGACAAAAACAGAGGACTTATTAACACGTTTAGAAGGCCATGAAAAAGAGTGTCTAGTGCGTTACGAGATGATTCAACGTCAGCTTGATGCAGCAGCTAAGGACATATCTGTTAATCGTCAGGCTGTCTTTGCTCTGTATCCTTTTATTCTTGGTGCCATTGTTTTTGCTGAGTACATACGATGATACAAGCATTGATTGGACCTATTGTTAACCTTGTCGGTGGACACCTTCAGCGTAAAGCAGAAGAGAAGAAGGCTGTCCATGAGCGTAAGATGGTAGCTATTCAGCAGGACGCTAACTGGGAAAACATACATGCTAACAACGCAAGTAGTTCATGGAAAGACGAATGGTTTACTATTTTGTTTTCCATCCCATGTATTCTTGCGTTCTTTCCTAGCATGGTGCCTGTAGTGATGAACGGGTTTGCTGCTCTGGACGCTATGCCTGAGTGGTACAAAGGTTTTCTAGGCGCTGCTGTTGCAGCATCGTTTGGCCTACGTGGCTTGGCTAACTGGAAGAAATAATTATGTTAAGACCTAAAAAAGGCATGATGACTGGCCGAAGCATGGTACTACCGCCTAGCGACTTAGTGCAAAATCCTGTGGTTGCCCCTATCCCACCCAAAACACCAACTAAACGTGCCCCTGTAAAACAGGCGCCTATCAAACGTGCCCCTGTAAAACAGGCGCCAATTAAGCAGGCCCCTGTAAAACAAGCGCCTATCAAACGTGCCCCTGTAAAACAAGCGCCAATTAAGCAGGCTCCTGTAAAGCAGGCTCCTGTAAAGCAAGCGCCTATTTTAACTTCTGCAATTACACCTCCAAAACCAACTGGAATTCCGGTTCCTGAAATTATTAACCTCCCACGCCCTGAAGATGATGACGCAGGAAACGCTACGATATGGCAGGGGTTTGATCCAAATGACCCTCTTACCCAAGGTATTCCGCTTGCTGAAGAGCCTGCACCAGAACCTGAACCAGAAATGACCTTTACGTTTTTTAAAGGCGCAGAAGAAGGCAAAGGCAACCCTAACTACCTTTTTGAACAACGAGGTAGAAACGACAAAGCAACTGTAGAAGACCTAGAAGAGTACTTTAATGCAAAGAAGTCTAACAGGCTTCGTGAGTCTTTTGGTGACTTTGACAACTACCTTGCCTACATGACTGAACGTGAGCAGTTAATTCAGTCTGGCGACTACGACGTGGGTAACTGGGCAGAGGCTGACGCTGGGTTTAATGAAGACCAACAAATGATCTTTGAAGGAGACGCTGATCTTACTATTGACCCTAGCGATCCCGGTCAAAATCTACAGAACCTACGAAAGCAACAAACAGGTGCTCAAAGCGGCGCTTATGAAAACTGGGTAAACTCTGAAGCTAACCAAGCGTTGTTAGAAAAGTACGGCGTAAGTGATACTGTATACAGCGAAACAGGAGACAAATTTCGTTGGAACGGTTCTGCTTATGTAAAAACCCAAGACGAAGACAAAGTAAGCATGGGTGACTATGCTAAAATGGCCATGGGCGTAGCAGTAGGAGCTTACGCTGGGCCTGCATTAGGAAACGCTTTAACAGGCGCAGGAACTACAACAGCAGCAGGAACTGCAGCAGGAACTACAGCAGCAACTACTACTGCTGGTTCTTTCGTACAAGGGGCCGTAAACAAAGCCATTGGAAGCGCAATTTCTCAAGGCATAGCTACAGGTTCTGTGGACGCTCAACAGTTAGCAGTAGCAGGAATCACAGGCGGTATCGGAGGAGTTGCTGACGCAATTAAAGCAGGAGAACTGGCAGACACAGCAGCAGCCAATGCAATAGAAAGCATTGCTGAAACAACAGGTCTTTCGGTGACTGAAACTACAAGTATTGTCGAAGGTGCTGTTAACGGTATTGTGTCTGGAGACGACATTGAAGACGTTGCTTTAGGAGCGGTACAAGGGTACACGTCAGCACAGATTAAAAACGTCCTTAATGACACATTTGGAGATGAAGTAGACGTTCGAAATGTTTTTGACGAGGGGACTACTACAATTCCTGTTGAATCTTTAGATCCTTTTGTTGACACTGCTGTTAACGCAGTGTTTGAAGGTCAGTTAGAAGCTACGGACGTTTTAAAGTCTATTATTGACTATTCACAAGAAGGCGGTAGTTTTGCTTTTCTTGACCCCGGAATAGACCTTCCGGAAGGAAGCTTTGATGTAGACTTAGATTTGTTTGGTGACACTCCACAGTTTATAAAAGAAATTGAAGACACAGCTAGGTTTGTAGGAAGAGAAACCGAAGACGTAGTAAGGGCTGGTGGACAAGCTATTGCTCCTATAGTAGAGCCTCCTGCACAAGCTATTGGTGACGTTCTGGCTGAAGCAGAAGACGTAGTTAGAACTGTAGGATCTGCTGCTGATGAGTACGTTATACAACCTATCAGAGAAGCATTGCCCACAGGGACAACACCAGAATTTGTAAGCCCTGTGTTTAACGTAAACGTGCCTGACATAAACATTCCAAGTATTGACTTACCAAGTATTGACTTGCCTGATATTAATTTGGACATGCCACAGTTAGCTGGAGGTGGGGGAGGTATGTTTAATCCATATAGTACTAACATTGGCTACAACCCGGTTCAACTACAGCAGATGATTACTTCAGCTTATGGTGCACAACCTGCGTTAAAAGATTACGAACAAGCTCTTGCAGGACTTGAGACAAGAAACTTAGGAATGCTATCATGACCTATTTGAATATAGTAAACAACGTCCTGCGAAGGATGCGAGAAGAAGAAGTTTCTTCTGTACAAGGCAGTACCTATGCAAAGATGGTAGGTGACTTTGTTAACGACGCAAAACGGACGGTAGAGGACGCATGGGATTGGTCAGCACTTCGGACTACCCTAACGATTACTACTACTGACGACATCTTCAATTACGTACTTACAGGCAGTCAAAACAGAATCAAAGCACTTAATGTTATCAACGATACAGCTAACTTGTTTATGGAGTACAAAACAGCTACGTTCTTTGATGAGGCTTATTTAATCTCAGAGCCACGCAAGGGTGCGCCAACGTACTACACGTACAACGGCGTTGACAGCAACGGTGATACGCAGATCGACGTTTACCCTACTCCTGAAAAAACGTACACCATTCGTTTTAACTGTGTTAAGCGTGATGCTGACTTGTCTGCTGACAGTGATGAAACACTAGTACCTAGTATGCCTATTATTCATTTGGCTATTGCTTTGTTGGCCCGTGAACGTGGAGAAACTGGAGGCACTTCTGCTCCTGAATACTTCGCTATTGCTGATAAGTACTTGTCTGACGCTATTGCTTTAGACGCTCAAAAGCATCCAGAAGAAGTAGTCTTTTACACGCCGTGAGGTAGCTATGGCTCAACAATTACAAAGTATTAATCTTGTTGCACCAGCCTTCAAAGGAATCAATACAGAAGATTCCCCGTTGGCACAAGACCCTTCGTTTGCTGACATTGCTGACAACGCAGTGATTGACAAACGTGGTCGTATTGCGTCACGTAAGGGTTACAATGTTATCACAACAGACAAGACTGAACTAGGCTCTGCAAAGATCAGAGCAATTAAAGAGTTTGAAGACAACGCTGGTAACACCAAGGTATTCTCTGTAGGTAACAACAAGATACTTAGCGGTACTACAACACTTGTTGATGAAACACCTGTATCAGTTACGATTACTCAAGACAACTGGAAGATGGTCAACTTCAACGACAAGATCTACTTCTTTCAGCGCAGTAACGAACCGTTGGTCTATGACGCTGTAGGAGGCTCTGTAGTGACCCTGAGCAGTGTTTCTGGCGCAGCAGGTGTTACTAGTGCTATGTACGGTAACGAGGTGTTAGCGGCTTATGGACGCCTCTGGACAGCAGACGTAAACAACGACAAGTCTACTGTGTACTGGAGTGATCTTTTGATAGGCCATGATTGGTCTGGTGGCACTAGCGGCTCTATTAACTTGTCTAAGGTGTGGCCCGACGGGTATGACGAGATTGTTGCGCTGGCTGCACATAACGGTCTGCTTATTATCTTTGGTAAGCACAGCATTGTTGTGTACCAAGGCGCTGAAGCTCCAGCAACAATGTCACTTACAGATACCGTAGCAGGCGTAGGTTGCGTTAATCGTGACACTGTTCAGCATACTGGTACAGACGTATTGTTCTTGTCACACACTGGACTCAAAAGCTTTGGTAGGACTATACAAGAAAAGTCAATGCCTATTACAAGCTTGTCAAGCACTATTTCTAAAGACATTATTAGCTTGCTGCAGAATGAAACTGAGTTTTACCGCTCTGTGTACAGTCCAGAAGAAGGTTTCTACCTATTAACTTTTACCGCACAAGACACAACCTTCTGCTTCGACGTTCGAGGAACGCTAGAAAACGGCGCATACCGTGTAACACGCTGGCCCGGCACAGGCTTTACCGCTTATGGCAGAAGGGATGACGGCACACTGTTGATTGGTAACGGTGAAGGTATAGGTGAGTACAGCGGCTACAGAGACAACGGTAGTAAATATCGCTTTAAGTACTATAGCCCCGGCCTAACCTTTGGTGACCCATCAAGACTAAAGATACTTAAGAAGCTGCGCCCTACTATTGTTGGTGCTAACAGTGCTATTATGTTTCTTAAGTGGGCTTACGACTTTGGTACGTTCTTTCAGACAGCAGAGTTTACTGTAGGTAGTCAGGTAACAGGCTACTTTAATGAAAGTGAGTACAACAGTACAGCAGAATTTACAGGTGGTGATCTTACGTCACGCCGTGGCATAAACACTACCGGAGGCGGTGGAGTTATAACAATTGGGTTGGAAGCAGACATAGACGGTTCAGGTTTGTCTCTCCAAGAGATTAACGTATTAGCACTAATGGGTAAAGTACTATGAGTAACTATACAAAGACCACTGACTTTGCCGCTAAAGACAGTCTACCTTCTGGAGACAGCGGTAAAATCATTAAGGGCGCTGAGTTTGAAACAGAGTTTGACGCCATATCTACAGCTATCGCTACAAAGGCGGACATTGCTTCCCCTACGTTTACAGGCACAGTGACAATTCCTGCATTGACTTTTACGGGTACGCTGTCTACAGGAACAATTGACGGAGGTACGTACTAATGAGTCTAGGCGATATTTTTAGAGACGTAGGAGACTTTTTTCAAGGCAGCGGAGGAACCGGCTTAGCCGGAGCAGCAGGTGCTGGTCTTCTTTATGACGCTTATCAAGACCTTGGTGACATTGGTGGCAGAGGTTTACAACTAGGCCAAGAACTTGCTGAGACTCAAATGGGTCAAGCGGCCTTTAGACCTTACACTGTAACTACTGCTACTGGCGGACAGTTTAGGGCTGGACCTGAGGGTTCTACATTAGGTTTGTCACCTCAGGAACAAGCGATTCAACAACAGTTGGCAGGACAAGCAGGACAAATGTTTGGACAGCCTACAATAGGCCAAGGACAGCTAACTCAGGCTGGTCTTGGTGCTCTTGGTGCAGGGCAACAACTCATGGGTCAGCCTACGTTTGGCATGGCTCCTACTCAAGCTGCTGCACAGCAAGCCTTTGGCCTTGGTGGTCAATTCATGGGCGCTGCTGGGCAACAGCCTGCAGACATAAACCTTCTTCGTGGACAGTTTGCAGGAGCAGTAGGCGGACTCATGGGTCAGCAGCCTAGTGCTGGTGTAGGTGCTCTGGGTCAACAGGCGTTGGGCCTTGGAGGCGCTGGATTAGCTGGAGGTGCCCCTGACGTAACTCAGGCCTTTGCTGGTGTACAGGCTCCCGGAGTAAGGTCTGCAGCAGGAGGACTAGCAGGACAACTTATGGGTGCTGGTTCTGCTGAAAGAAGCATGTTAGTCCCTGACGTTTCTGGAAGATTCGGAGGAATTACTGCTCCTTCTGTAAGCGGTGTTTCTGGAGCACTTGCGGGACAAGCTTTAGCCGCTGGAGCAGCAGAGCGTGGTCTTGCTGTTCCTGACGTAAGTCAGGCATTTGCTGGAGTTACAGACCCCGGTGTCAGGACTGCTGCAGGAGACCTTGCTGCTAGAGGCTTAGGCTTAGGCATAGCTGGTCTTGATACTGCTGCTCCTTCTGACGTAGAAGCTTTACGTCAACAGTACGGTGGCCTTGCGGGGCAAGCAGCACAACAGGCGTTACAACCTACAGGCGCACGAGAAGCAGAAGTCTTTGAGCGCATACGTGCTACACAACGCCCTGAAGAAGAACGTCAGCGTCTTGCTCTGGAACAACGACTGGCAGCTCAGGGACGCCTTGGTACACGTTCAGCAGCTTACGGTGGTGCTACTCCTGAACAACTAGCACTGGCCACCGCTCAAGAAGAAGCGCAGGACAGAGCATCTTTAGCAGCTATACAACAAGCAGGGACTGAACGTCAGAGAGCCTTGGGTGAAGCACAAGCCTTTGGTGGCATGTTTACACAACAGGCAGGTTTGTCAAGTCAGTTGCAATCTCAGGCACAACAACGTGCTTCGCAACTGTCACAACTTGGTTTGTCTGCAGAGCGTGTTCAGGCACAGCTTGAGTCCGAAGGTTTCGGAAGAGAAATGCAGTTGGGTCAGGCAGGGCTACAAGCTGCCCAAGCACAATCAGCGTTGCGTTCACAAGCACAACAACGGTCTAACCAACTGTCACAACTGGGTCTCAGCGCTGAACAAATACAACAGCGCCTTAGGTCTGAAGGCTTCGGCCAAGAGATGCAACTAGGTCAGGCAGATGTTCAAGCTGCTCAGGCTCAATCAGCACTTAGGTCTCAGGCACAACAAAGAGCAAACCAACTGTCACAGCTTGGATTGTCTGCAGAGCAAGTACAGTCTCGTATGGAGGCAGAAGGCTTTGGACGTGAAATGCAGTTGGCAGGAGCAGGTCTACAAGCACAACAAGCGCAGTCTGCTTTGGAATCTCAAGCACAACAGAGAGCCACACAGCTTGCACAGCTTGGACTATCTGCAGAACAGATTCAATCACGGCTTCAAACAGAAGGCCTTGGAAGAGCTACTACTGCTGCTGGTCAAGCTGCTCAATTGGCACAACTTGCTGGAGGGCTTCAGGCTCAACAGGCTGGCCTTGGCGCACAGTTTGCAGGCTTAGGTGCAAACCTAGCAGGACAACAGCAGGCTCTAGACGCCGCACGTCAGCAACAGGCGCTACAAGCGTTGACTGCGGGTCAGGGTCTACTAGGTGGTGGCCTAGGTTTACAACAAGCGCAACAACAGTTGGGCATGGGTGCTCTTGCTGGCTCTTACTTGCCACAGCAACAACTTCTGGCTGCTCTGGCTCCCGGACAGACTGCTGCTGCTGCACAACAGCAAGCACAGTTGTACGGTACAGGACTCTTTGGTGAGGCTACTGCTTCCGGTATTGATGCTTTGTTGGGTGCTAGCTTGGGTAGAGCTAATTTAGTAGGCGCAGCGGGTACAGGACTGTTGGGTGGTATTTTTGATCGACGGAATTACGGAGAGTAATAGCCATGGCTAAATTTGGTAGAGAATTTGTAAGGGCAGCGACACAGCCTGCCTACTTAGGTGGTCTGTTTACTGCTGCACAAAATATAGGCGCTGCTCCTGCTAGAGCACAGAGACGACAAGAGTTGTCTCAGTTTAATCCTAATACTGTCGAAGGTTTGACTGGTTTGGCTGAGTATTATCAAGGTCAAGGTGATCTACAAAACGCAGCTAAACTTGCTACTGCTGCTAGAGACCTAGCAACTCAGGAAGCAAACGCAACAGCCTTAGCTAACCGCAAGACTCAGGTCAAAACTCAAGCTGAAAACCTTGGTCTTGACAGTTTAGCAGATCAGATTGAGAACGTAACTGACACTAAAGAACTTGGTGACCTTGTAGGCACTATGATCGACTACCGCCTCAAGAACATGCCAACGCAAACACCAGCCCAGCGTAAGCAGTTAGCAAGGCAGCGTGGCATCAGTGACAAACTATTTAAAGAACTAGGACTAGGCCAAGCCCCTGACCAAGTGTTTAATGACGTACTTACAGGTCAACGTGGTGGTGACATTGAGTTTTTTCTACAGAACGGTAAAGTAATGCCTTTCCGTACCGAAGGAGGGCAGGTGTACGACAGAGAAAACAACACATGGGTCTCTGCCCAACAAATGGGCCTACAAAAACCACCACCTGAAGTACAAAAGATTGAAAACATCAGTGGCACAATGGCTGAAAAAATTATGGGCGAGGGTGTTAGTCGGTTGTCAGACGGTCTTGACGCTGCAAACAAGGCTGTAACCAGTATTGAGTCTATTGACACATCTCTTGAAAACATTGACAACATGTTTACAGGCTACGGTGCTACGTTTAGAATGGACGTTGCTAGAGCAGCACGGGTAGCGGGTATTGACATATCGGCTGCAGACCAGATAGAAAACACAGAAGAGTACGCTTCACTCGCAGGCGCCCGTGTTGCTGACTACATTACCAACTTGGGTGCTGGCACGGGTTTGTCGGACAAAGATAGAGAGTTCGCAGAAAAAGTAGTAGCAGGCGACATTGGAATGAGTCCTGAAACCATGCGTAGACTGTTGACTACTATTAGGAAGCAAAATGTACGAACCATTGGTCAATACAACAACCTTAGAGGTGCTGTAGAAGGTAAGCTAACAGGGTCTGAAAAAGCAGCTATGGCTTTCTACCCTCTGGTTGACATGCCTCCAGAAATGGTTGAGCCTGAGGTTGACGACACTGATTTGACTGCAGGGTCAACAGTAACAGTAAAAGGCGTTCAATACATAGTGGACCAATAATATGAAGACAGCAACTGATCCAACAACAGGTAAAAAAATATACTGGGACGGACAACAGTGGTTGCCTCTTAAGACCGCTACTAATCCACAAACAGGAGCACAGGTAGGTATTGCAGGAGGACAGACGTTCTCTTTGAGCACTCCTACTACTACTCCTTCTGTTAGTGACATGTTTGGCCCTGAGATGGCTGCACGAGAAACCCTCAGAGGAGAACTAGAGCAGTTTGGTCCTGAGGTGTCCCGTAGGGCACAAAACGTCATGGGAGACGACCCTAGCCTGCTACGTCAGCTTTATCAGGCACCAGAGTTAGCCCTCATTGGAGGCTCTCAGGCAGCTAGAGCAGGTGGTGCAACATTGGCTACTTACATTAGCTCTTGGATTCCTAACTCAGTCAAGGAAGGAGCAGAAGCAGCTTACGATAGCATAAAAGATACTCAACCCTTCCGACTAGCAGCTCAAGCAGCTTCTCTGGGTGACGCGGGATACCAAGCGTTTAAACAACGTATGCCTGAGGCTGCGGAACGCTTTGAGTCTGCTGTGGACGTAGGCCTTTTGTTTAGCCCTAGACCAGACATACCTAGACTAGACATAGCCAAAAGAGGCGCACAAAAGGAAGCCACAAGGCTTGTAAGAGAAAACAAGAAGGACGGGGTTACGCTTCTGTTGGAACCCGTGACACCAGAGATGCGGGACGTGTTTGAAGAAAAAGGTGTCTTACGTACAAAAACGTGGGAGCCTAATGACTTTGACAACTTGGTCATTGACACAGTTACCGACATGAAGGGCGTAAAGCCAAACCGCTCGTACACCTATAATTATCGTGCAGTGCAGAAAGAAGTAGCAGAAGCTAAACAAGCTACTGACAAGATGATCGTAGCTCAAAACAAAGCCATTAACTCCGACAAGTTTCTGGGGGACATGCAAGGGGCTATTGACGAAGTCCTAAAAGACGACATCGTTCGTATAGCAACCGGAGACATACAAAAGCAGCTTGCTGAACTGTCAGATATTGTCCTTGAGTCTGTGCAGACTAGAGGTTCAGACCTTGTGGGTGTGCTAGAGGTTCGACGCAAGTTTGATGACCTAATAAACAACTTTGACGGGACACCTAACGCTAAATCTATTGCTGCCAGAAAGATCCGTGGTGTACTCAACGACACACTGAAGGCCAACACTCGTGGAGACAAGCTTCACAACCTGTTGACTAAACAGTTCCACGGTATTACGGCTATGGAAGACATGCTGCCTAAGCGTAATGCAGAGGCTAGAGACGTGTTTAGTCGCGCAGTACGTAACCTACAGTCTGTAGACCTTTTACCTAACACTGTCCTAGCACTTGGAGCCACAGGAACAGCAGCCACAGGAGCCTTAGGCGGTGCTCTACCTGCTTTAGGCGCTGGTGTTTTAGGTGCCACAACGTATGTTGGACTACAGACCCTTAAGCCACGTAATGCTGCAAGAATCTATGCGTCCATGCTTTCTGCTATTGACAAAGCCATTCCTTTGACTAAAGGCACTGCCCTGAAAGAACTAGAGATGGACCGAATCCTATTAGTTGACCTCATTGACCAGACTCGTGAAGAGATTAAGGAAGAACAAAGTGAGTGATTTTCAGAAGAAACGACAGGAATACATGGCGATACGCAAAGGTGCTTCTAGGGCAGGCTCTACAGCACAAACCTATAGTCAACAAGCTGCTTCTGCTTTTCTTAACCCTGCTATTGAAAACCCTTTTGGTTCTTTAGAGTTACCTGCGTACGTTGGGTCAGAAGGGATACCTATGTCGGCCCCTCGAAGAACCACAGTTGACGCTATGGCTCCTCTTAACTTTGTTGCTGAAGAAGCACTGACTCCTGCTAACTACGTCCCTTTGGGCGGTCTTGGGATGATGCGTAGGGGCGCTCAGATTACACAAGAGGCACTACCTAACCTAAACAGGACGCAGGAAAACGCTGGGTTGTTCTTGAGTTCTCCTAGAAACTACATACCTAACTTTTACGGCCCTACTGACATGCCTGAGGGTGCTGTTCCTAATATGGTTGACAGATATATAGCCAGAGATCCACAGGCGTTTGCCAATAAGGTCAGAAGAATACCTAAAGTTGGTCCGATGGTAGCAAACGAAGTTAAAGATGCTAAAAACGCTGAACAAGTGATGCAGGGCAGAACAAAAATACAAGATTTTGTTAAGTGGGCTGGAGAAGGCACGAAGAAAGGTTTATTTAACTTAATGGACCCCGACAGACGTGCCTTGTACTACAGCACAGGCGTTAACCCGACAACCAGAGACGTAGCACAAGAGTTACTTGGAGGCACACAGAGAGACATATCGAAGGCTCTTTCTCAAGGCCAACAAAATATTGTAACTAATACCCGCAGAGGTAGACAAGGACCTGTTGCCCCTGCTCTTGAGACAGTAAACAGAATAAGTTATATGTCTGATACTGTTCCTTTTAAACAGGGCGTTTACTCTGATTTGGTTAATCAGGTTGGCGCTAGAAACAACACACCTCAGAAAGACCTTGACTTCTTTGAAGAACACATGGGTAACGTCTGGAAGTCAGGTAAAGGAGAAAAAGCAGAAAGGTTTGCCGATGCAGCGTCACCTGTGATAAATGTAAAAACTCCTACTACTTTCCAAACAGGAAACCATGCGTTTGATTTTGCTTCTAAAGGGCCTATGCACGCTTTTGCTAAAATCTTTAAAAATAAAAAGACGGTAAGCAATGAAGAAATGCTGTCCAAGTTTAAAAGTGAGTCTAAGCTTATATTACACCCAAAGATGGGGAAAACAGACGAAGAAATACTCGCTAACGCTAAGGCTAACGGAGGTTTCTACTTTACTGGATCAATGGAAGGAACAGCAATTACAGAAGGAGGTGTAAACTACGTAGGGAAAATAACTCCTAGAGGAAGAGTAACAGCGGTTGTGTCTGACGAAAACAACTTCCTTGAGAATGTCCCTGTCATAGGTAAAGCAGTAGAAACGGCATTACCTAATCGAATGGTAAACGCCACGCCCCCTATGATCTTTGACGCAGCGGGAGAAAATGCTCAGGCTTTAGCAAGGACAGTCAAAGTCCCAGCAAAAGATAAAATGTCTGAAAGTTATAGAGAACTTATAGCAGCAGTAGCAGGTATAAAAGCAGACCCTCAGGTTGTAAGAGGTGAGCGCCTAGGGTCTGCTGGTATGTTGACCACAGCTGCTGGCCTTGGAGTAAGAGGACAACAAGAGGAAGACTAGAGACGCTCTAGCACCCACTTCAGACCCATGATCTCACCTCTAATCTCGTTGTTGCGAGCAGCAGGTATGGACCTTTGTAGTTTGTTCTCAAGTACTCTAATGCGGATCTCAATGTCACGTTTGATGTTCATAATCTAACCTAAGTAAATACGGGGGCGCTAAGGCCCCCTTTTGTTTACAGCTCGCAGTTGTTACCTGTACAAGCCAACTGTTGCGACCCTTCAGTCATGTCAGAGTTCTCAGAGATGTTCCAGTCGATGGTCTCAGGAAACTCCTCCTTCAACTTCTCAAACGTCTCTAGATCAATAGGTTCATAAGGAGCCTGTTGGTACGTATGCTCTGAGTAAGGCAGGAAGCTTACGCCAC